AATACTACAATTTTTTGGAGATCAATTGCTCCCAAGCCAGGAACAAGTCAATATGCAATAGAACGAAACTCAAAAAATGATGAAATTCACATAGTAGTGATTGATGATACGGGATCAGTCACAGGTATTCAAGGAAATTTACTTGAAAAGCATGTTGGACTTTCAAAAGGATCTGATGCCATTTCTGCAGTTAATTCTCCACAAAGAATTTGGTGGAAAGACTATATTGGTTTATATTCCAACTATCTTTATGTTGGAGATAATCCTTCAGATAATATAAACGCAAATGAAATTGTAGTTCAAACAGGATTTGATGGTATAGGGACTTTTTCAGCAATTTCTACTGCAAAAGGGTCCTGGAATACTGAAGTACAAGGTAAAATATTCAGTGCTCTTGGAAATGTAACTTATAATTTAAGTGGGGGGATAGATTATTCTTCTTCTGGTGGGATGACAGCGACTCTTGGTGATTTATTTACTTCATACAATTTATTCTCAAATAGAGATGAAATTGCAGTAGATTATTTAATTATGGGACCTGGACTTGGTAACAAATTTGAATCACAAGCCAAAGCAAATAATTTAATATCAATTGCAAATCAAAGAAAAGATTGCGTTGCAGTTATTTCACCTCATCGTCAAGATATTGTTGATATAACAAATTCCGATACTCAAACTGACAACATTATTGAATTTTTCTCACCATTATCTTCTACATCTTACGCAGTATTTGATAGTGGATATAAGTATACCTACGATAGGTTTAATAATAAGTTCCGATATGTTCCATGTAATGCTGATATTGCCGGATTAATGGTTCGCACTAGTATTTTTGCATATCCTTGGTTCTCTCCTGCAGGTCAGCAAAGAGGAATCTTAAACAATGCAATCAAACTAGCATATAATCCAAATAAAGCACAAAGAGATCAACTTTATCCACTGAGAGTTAATTCAATTGTTAATCAACCTGGTATAGGAATTCTTCTTTTTGGTGATAAAACTGCTCTTGGTTATGCTTCTGCTTTTGATAGAATCAATGTTCGTCGTTTATTCCTTACGGTTGAGCAAGCACTAGAAAGACTTGCCCAAGCACAACTATTTGAGTTAAATGATGAGATTACACGAGCAAACTTTGTAAATGTAGTTGAACCTTATCTTCGTGATGTTCAAGCAAAACGAGGTCTGTATGGATTCTTAGTAAAATGTGATGAAACTAATAACACTCCTGAAATTATTGATAATAATGAATTTAGAGCAGATATTTTCCTAAAACCTGCAAAATCAATTAACTATGTAACACTTACATTCGTTGCCACCAGAACTGGGGTTTCGTTTGAAGAAGTTGCAGGAACAGTTTGATTTATATAAATTAATTACAAAGGAGGAATTCAATCATGTCCAACACACTTTCAAAATTTAAATCTACTCTAAAGGGTGGTGGAGCTCGCCCTAATCTATTTGAAGTATTAATTGAAAATTTACCTGGGGGAGTTGCTCTAGGTCAAGATAATGATACTTTCTCAATTTTATGTAAAGCAGCTGCCCTTCCCGCTTCAAATATAACACCAATTGATGTTCCTTTTAGAGGTCGTATTTTCAAGGTTGCTGGCGATAGAACATTTGATACTTGGACAGTAACAGTAATTAATGATGAAGATTTTTCAATCCGTAATGGTATGGAATCTTGGATGCAAGTAGTTGGTCAATATGGTGACTCAAGTGGTGCTACTAATCCAGTAGACTATATGGCAACTGCTATTGTAAAGCAATTAGGAAGAAATGTATCCGCAACTGGATTTGGTGTAGCGGAAGGGACTGGATTGAGACCAATTGCACAATATAAATTCTATGATATATTTCCAACTAATATTTCGCAAATTGATTTATCATATGACACATCAGATACAATTGAAGAATTTACTGTAGAATTTCAAGTTCAATATTGGACTCCTGAAGTTCCTGGAAATACTAATGCTCAGGGATAATAAATATATAAAATAAGATCAAACTTTAATAATGCCTAAATTATTTGGATTTTCAATTGATGAAAAGAAGACACAATCTCCAAGTATAGTATCTCCCGTCGCTCCTAACAATGAGGACGGGGTTGATCATTATTTGACTAGTGGATTTTTTGGTTCTTATGTAGACATAGAAGGTGTCTACAGAACTGAATTTGAAATGATAAAAAGATATCGTGAGATGGCACTTCATCCGGAAGTTGATAGTGCTATTGAAGATATTGTAAATGAAGCAATTGTATCTGATACTAATGATTCTCCTATAAAAATTGAATTATCAAATTTAAATGCAAGTGATGGAATAAAAGAAAGAATAAGAGAAGAATTCAAATATATTCTTGAACTTTTAGATTTTGATAAAAAATCTCATGAAATTTATAGAAATTGGTACATTGATGGTAGACTTTATTATCATAAAGTCATAGATCTAAAAAAACCTCAAGAAGGAATACAAGAACTTCGTTATATTGACGCAATGAAAATGCGTTATGTTAGACAACAAAAAAAGAAACCAAACAATAATTCAAATTATGTAAAAAGTAATATTGAAAATCCTATGGATTATGATTTTCCTACGATTGAAGAATATTTTATATACAATCCAAAATCTTCTTATCCTGTTGGTGCAATGGGAGGTCAACCAACTTCTTCACCAACACAAAATGCAGGAGTAAAAATCGCAAGAGATTCAGTTTCTTACTGCACTTCAGGTTTGGTAGATAGAAATAAAGGAGTTTGTTTGTCATATTTACATAAAGCAATAAAATCCCTTAATCAACTCAGAATGATTGAAGATTCTTTGGTGATTTATCGTATATCAAGAGCACCAGAGCGTAGAATTTTTTATATTGATGTTGGTAATTTACCTAAAGTAAAAGCAGAACAATATCTTCGTGATGTTATGATGAGATATCGTAATAAGTTAGTTTATGATGCAAATACGGGAGAGATTAGGGATGATAAAAAATTTATGAGCATGATGGAAGATTTTTGGTTACCTCGTCGGGAAGGTGGACGTGGAACTGAAATCACTACACTTCCAGGTGGTCAAAATCTTGGAGAAATTACTGATATTAAATATTTCCAAGAAAAACTTTATCGCTCATTAAATGTTCCACCAACAAGAATTGGTGGTGAAGGTGGATTTAATCTTGGACGTTCATCAGAAATTTTGAGAGATGAACTAAAATTCACAAAATTTGTTGGAAGATTGAGAAAAAGATTTTCCAACATGTTTAACGATATGCTCAAAACTCAATTAATTCTTAAGAATATAATTACTCCAGATGACTGGAAAATTATGAGAGAGCATATTCAATATGATTTCCTATATGACAATCACTTCTCAGAATTAAAGGAAGCAGAATTAATGACTGAACGGTTAAATATAGCTGCAACAGCAGAACCTTATATTGGTAAATACTATTCTCAAGATTATGTGAGAAGAAAAATTCTTCGTCAAACTGATGAAGAAATTATTGAGCAGGATATTCTTATAAAAAAAGAAATTAAAAATGGAGTTATTCCTGATCCAAATGCTCCAATTGACCCGAATACAGGATTACCAATGGAAAATAATATTCAAGGATCTTCTGGGCAAGTACCAATAGATCCTAAAATAGACGAAAAGGATATGGAACCTCCTACAGAAAAAGAAATCTAAATAAAGTATAGTTAATTATTTTTTTAAAACTATGGATGAACTTATGGATATGATTATGACAGATGAATCTCCTTCGCAGATTAGTGATAAAATTAAAGACATTTTATTTGCAAAATCAGCAGAAAAAATTGATGAATTAAGACCTGATGTTGCTTCAACACTATTCAATAATATTGATACAGAATCAGAGGAATAAAATGAAGTCTTTTAAGCAATTTATTTCTGAATCAATTAATATTGCTGGTGATTTTAATGGGAATCTTTATTTGAATTCGCAACCAGAATCTCAGCAGGTTGGTGAAGAATATGTTGCTGATGTAATGTGGCAGGGAAATCTTTATAGAATGGAACTAGTATCTCAAACTGGGGTTCCGTCAAAAAGAGATTTGGGTGAACAACTTCAAGGAGAATATCCTGGAGCAATTGTTCATCAAATTTATCCTACAGAAGAAAAGAATTTTAACATCAAGAATAAAAGAAGATATCACCCGTCAAAGTTGGAATGGATTGATTAATGGCACAGTGGCATAAAAATATACAAGACTTCCTAAATCAAGAGAGAAGTCTTTTTGAAGTTCCTTTAATTGCAACAAGGGATGGGAATGTTGTTGATAATATCAATAGATTTCCAGTAAGTGTAAATCCAGATGCTTTTGGGAGAACCAGAACATCAGAACCTCTTACTCTATTTGATAGTTCTCACAGGTACAGAGACAATAATCTTTGGAATAGTTTGATTGTAGGCACTGGTTCTACTATTGGATTTGCAACTACTCAAGGATTAGTCAATATTGGTATTGGAACTACTGCTGGTTGTTCCGTAATTAGAGAAACTACAAAAGTTTTCTCATATC